TGCTGGCCTCTCGGGTCATTGAAGCCACCCCAGAATGTAGGCGCAGCCCAATGCCCAAGGTAAGACCGTAAGGCCGATGACAAGCGCGATCCCAGCGATGCCCAGCACAAGCGCGAACAGCGCTTCAAGAAGGTCTCTCATGGCCTCCCCTCCTCCATGTTCACATTCGCCCGCAGATACAGCCGCTTCGACCCGGCCCCGCAGGTCGGGCATTTGGTTTCCCGCACCAGCTTGTTAAGTTTCCGCACGTCCATCGGGAAGACGGGATCGGTGCTGAAGTTGGTGTCGCAATCTCCGCAGCGGAAGTGCATGCGCTTGTCTAGATCGGTCATGGCTTCTCTCCCTCAATCTCGGCCAGCGTGGCATCAATGCGGCGGCACAGTTCCATGTCTCGGCTCCACTTGCGCTCGTAGACTGGATGCTCGTCCTTCGGCCATTCGTGGGTGACATACTCCTCAAGGTCTTGCCGCGCCTCTTTGAGCAACTCCATCGCCTTCGCCAGCTTGTCGTTAGCCTCGCTCAGCGCAACGTGCATCTCGCTGTAGGTGTTGTTTGCATCGGCCAACTTGAAGGCATAGTCATCCCGCTCCTTCTCCGCCTCAGCAATCCCGTTCTCCATCACGACCTGAGCCATGCGGCAGATGTTGAGCTCCTTCTCCAACTCCTCCGCATAAGCCTCGGCCTCCTTGGCGTCAGCACGGGCTGCTTCGGCGCGGGCAATGTGCGTGGCGTTTTCCTGAAGGTTCAGCAGCGCCAACGCTTCATGCTTGTCCCGCTCCCGCTCCAAGGCTTCGTAGAGGTCGGCGCGGACGTAAACAACATCCATGCTGTATTGCTTTTCCCACTCACTCGGTGGCAGGTCTGGGTCAAGGAACACAAACTCAGGCGCTGTGCTTGGGTCTGCGTATTGATTGTTACGGAGTTCCCGCAGCCGCTTCACCACTTCTTCGTCACTCATCCCTTTCCTCCCTCAAATACCTTCCGCCACTTGTAGATGCTCGGCACCGAGACGCGGTGCAGCGCGGCGGATTGCTTCACGCCTATGATCTCGGCGTCTTGGACGGCGGCTAGGCGAAGCTCGTCCGTCAGGCCGTAGTCTGGATGCAGTCCGGTCATCAGTCCCTCCATGCTCCCCTGAGTTTTGAATTCAGATCGACCACCTCGGCCAACCGCGCATAACGCCAGCGACCCCACTTCCAGACCCCCGGCGCGTAGGATGGCACCGCCATGCGGACCATAAACACAGGCAAGAAGCCCCACTTCAGGTGGATCGCGCCCTGTTGGGCTTCGCTTGTCAGTTCTTTCATTTCCGCCCTCGTTCCCATGCCGCCCGCGACAGCCGATTGGCCAGCGCGTCGATGTCCTCAACGCTGATCTGGCGGTTCTCCACGATGGCCCAATAGACGAGGGCCATGAACCGCCCCGCTGGCAGCACGGACGCTGCGTTGCTGATCCCCAGTGCCGCCTCTGCCTGCACGTCCCTGTGCGGCATGGTCTCTACTTTCTTTCTCCAGAACATTATCTCTTCCCCTTCAGTGGATCGTTCCCTGCCATGATGTCCATGACGATGTCTTCCAGTGCGGTGAGGGCCTTGCGGGCCGTCACCTCGTTCATCTCGCTGATCTTGATCGGCCTCGACCATCCAGCTCTCTTGGTCATCTCCTCCAAGACGCCCCACCTGTCGGGGCCTACTCTAAGGTCGGTCATCATGGAGTGGACCTGCGCCCGCAGTTTGTGTGTTGCTGCGTCAGCAAGGGGCGCTCTGTTCCACGACCACAGGCCGCAGCACTCAGCCCTGATGCCCCACTTGGTCCCGGTTTCCCAAGCCAATTGCCCACACTTGGGGCATGTCGGCGTCTCTTTCAGGTTAGCGTCGTTTAGTACGCTTCGCACGGCCATCTCCCGCCTCTGGATGCATCATGCGGTACACGTCCCGCTCCACCGCAACCTCTTCGCCCCTGCTGTAGTATATGCCGCGCCGTGCCGCCTCGTCCCTGAGGCCGATCATGGCGCGAGGGTGGGAGAAGAACGCCCTGAGGCCGGGGTTCTTCTTGCCGACCCTGAGCAGCGTCTTAACTGTGCTGTCGCTCAGGTTGCTGAGCATGCTCTGTCCCTCCATCACTTGCCTCCCCTGTCGATCTTCTTGCGGCCCTTCTTGCCTTCGGTGAACGTGATGCCGTACCGCTTGGACATGGCCCACACGCTCTGTCTCTTGACCCCCAAACGAATGGAGGCCTCACTCATGGTGAGGCCCTCATCCGCCAGCTTCCTGTAATCGTCGGGGCCTAGCCCCTTGTGTCGTCCCATGTCTCTCTCCTCAGTCTTTGATGATGATGCGTACCGTCTCGCCGATGGGCGCGGTGTACCCCGCTCCGCCGCTCGACACCCACAGCAACGGATAGTCCACGCGCTTCGGGAAGTCGGCCACCTCAAGGTCGGTGAGGTACACCATCTGGTCACATGGCAGTCCTTCCTTCTCGACGTAGTCGAACACGGGCATAACGAGGGTGCCGCCACGGTCATTGTACTTGAACCGGGTGACCTCATCGCCTTGCTCGAAGGTGTCGATGTGGTTGATCTTCGTCGAACAGTAGATGATCGTGATCGACATGGGCTGCACCTCGGTAGAGATGGCATTCACCTCGCCCAAGAAGTGTTCAAGCTCCTTGTTGGACACTGACCCAGAGGTGTCCACCCCGATGACCCAGTGGCCCGCGCCCTTGTGGTCAACGCTCGGCGAGATGATGCGCTGGTGGTGGTACATCTTCCGCTCGGGCTTCTTGAACGTGTAGTCGTCCGGCTGGTCGCCCGCAAAGAACCGCCGCATCTTGTCGCGGTAGTCCACCTGCGCGTCCTTCATGTCCTTCAGCATGCCGTCCACAAAGGCGGGCAGCTTGCCGATAGCCTTGGCTGCGTTGGCAGCGTTCATGACCTGCTGGTCAATCTCGTTGTCCATCTCAGCCTTCTCATCCTCGCTCATGTCGTCAACGAGGATGCCCCACGACGGCATCTCTGGTGGGTCAGGGATCAGATCATAGACCTTCTCGGATGTCATGCCTTGGTACTTGCGGTCGAACAGCCCATCCGATGGCAGCTTGAACCCCTCATCGATCACGATCAGGTTGATGGTGTAGTCTGTCGCGTAGTTCCACTTCTTCGGCTCGCGTGTGCCGCGCCGCAGCATGTGCTTCAGCGCCTTGTGTGCCAGCTCATGGACGATGACGCCTAGGGTCTCTTCCTCAGTCATCTTGTCGGTGAACTCACGGTTCCACCTGATCCACCTGCCGTTGGTACACATGGTGGGGATGGAGTTGTCCTCGATGAACTCTGTCGCCATTGCCATCGAACCCCAGAAGGGTTGCTGCAACAGCAGCCGTGTCTTGCAGCGGCTGATCTTCAACTGTGCATCCATTGATGCCTCCTGTGTGATGGTGTCAGAGGATCAGCGCCTTGCCCTCGGTCAGGACCCACTGCCGCACCGCGTTGGACTTCTTCAACTCGGCATCCCGGTTGATGGCATCCTTCATGATGAAGGCAGCGAACTCCTGCTGAGGCAGGCGCTTCATGTAGGCGATGATACGATCCGCGTTGGCATCCGACATGCGCTTGGCCAGCGCAGCGCACACGGCATGCAGGATCGACAGGTTGTGCGGTACCTCTGCCCGCTGGGGGTTGGCGATGATGCCATCGATGTCGGGCATCTGCGAGGTTACCTTCAGGTACACCTGAAAGTCAGCCGATGCCTCGATGCCGACCTGCCCAGCGATGGAGTAGGACATGCACAGGGGATCAACGTTGAACTTGGACAGGATCGTGCTGACCCGATCCCATGAACGGGGCGAGGGGCAGGCCGTCTGGTCGCGGTCGAACTTGTGCAGGTACTCAGGACGTGCGCGAAGGTAGCCGCACACACGCTCATCGCCACCGTTGCGCGACAGGTAGGCCACGACATCCTCAAGGTCAGCCTCGACGGGCAGGAACATGAGGCGGTCACGCAGGTGGGTCGGGATGGCACTGGTGCCAGCCTTGTCGGACAGTCGGTTGCCAGCGGCCACGATGGCCACGTTGTCGGGAAGCTGACGCTTGCCGATCCGGCGCTCGTTGGTGAGCTGTGCAAAGATGTTCTGCACTGCGGTGGTGGACTGCGGCAGCTCGTCCAGCGACAGCATGGTGGGGGTCGATCCGTCCGGCCACCAATCAGGCTTGCTGCGCTTCATCTCATCCGATCCCTCGACGGGCAGCGCCCATCCTGCCAGCTCTGCCGGGTCGTACTGCGAGCCGATCAGGGTGACGACCTCGAGGCCGAGGCGGTCGGCCACCTGCTTGTGTCCCTCGGTCTTGCCAAGGCCCGGTGCGCCCTCCCAGTACGGGACGATCATGTCTGCGGCCCGCCACTTGCCGGACTGCAAGGCACCAAGCTGGGCTTTGACTGCTTCACTGGTGATCTGGATAGCTTGCGAAATCTTCATGGTTGCCTCCTCAGGCTTTGAAAAAGTTCGATTGAACTTTGGCGATCACCCGCCAAAGAAATGCTCAAGGATCGCACCGAACACGATGATGACGATCAGGAAGACGATGGGGATGATGGCTGCGTCCATGTCAGTGCATCACCGGGGTGTGGTCACCCGCATCTATCGATGTGGCGGTGAGGCGAAGCATCAGGCTGATCTTGCTGTCGTTCAGCCCCTGCGTCGATGCGTATGTGATGAACGCACTTAGAAGAAGCCCGATGGAAGCCGCCTTGTCGTGGCCAACGTAGCTGTCAACGATCAGCAGGATCGTAGCTGCCACCTCATCTGCCGTCATCTCGTCTGGCATCAGGTTCATCGCCTCGCCCACCATGATGCCCGTGTCTTTGTCGGTCATGCGTGAAACTCCTCTACGCCAAAGTCATTGCCGCCTATCACCGCGAAGGCGAAGGCGTCCGGGTTGTCGGACTTGAACCGCAGCGCAGCCTCGTCCTTGGTGGCGCATGAGTAGACCTCATACGCCATGCTCAGGTCCTCGCCCTGCCAGATGAACAGCCAGCGCATTACTCATCTTCCCCCTTGAAGCTTGCGTTCTTGAAGTCATCCT